GAGCTGAGACCTCAAAAGTCTACACTGGTAGTAAGAACTACATATTTACAAGTGCCTAAGAGCTGGTTAGGACCAGAGTTTCTTGAAGAAGCAAACGAGCTGAAAGAGAAGAATCCGAGAGCGTATGAGCATGAATACATGGGAGTTCCTGTAGGAACAGGTGGAGATGTATTTCCGAATGCTTGCGATTTGGATATGGCTAAGCTTGTGCCTCATTACAACGGCATGGGAATTGAGGACAAAAAAGTGCCTATGTGGCAGACATTCAGCGAGATATACAATGGCATCGATTGGGGTTTTGCAAGAGACCCGTTCCGCTATGTCAGAATGCATTTTGATATCAAGCACTTGGATTTATACATCTTTGATGAGTACAACACAGTAAAAACGCGAAATCAGGTTGTATTCGATATTTTATACAATGACCTGAAGAAAGTACGCAAGGATGAGCTGGTAATAGCCGACAGCGCAGAGGAAAAATCAATCGCAGACTTTAAAGCATATGGAGCATTCATTCGAGGCGCTGACAAAGGACCAGATTCGGTACGATATGGCATAAAGTGGTTGCAAGGCTTAAATCATATTTACATCGATGCAAGAAGATGTCCCGAAACTTACAAAGAGTTTACGCAGTATGAATATGAGCAGGACAGAGATGGCAACTTCATAAGCGCATATCCAGACGAAAACAACCACAGCATTGATGCTGTCAGATATGCTTTGCAGAAATACGCAAACAGAAAGGGAAATTAATATGTTTCAATGTTTTCATTGCTTGAAATACGCAGTAATATGGGATAATGATTTTGATTTCAGCGACATGGGATATGAGGGCGAAGGTGTTGTTCATGTGTGTCACTGTACAAACTGTGGAGCTGAGATAGAATACAAAGTTGGTGGAAGTGCAGAAGAGATGGAGGAGAACAAAGACGATGCCGAAGCTTAGTGTTATTGTACCAGCACACAATGAAGAAAAGAGTATTGGAAAGTGCTTGGAATCGATTTATAGTCAGTCCTTTAAGGACTTTGAATGCGTAGTGATAGCAGATGCATGTACCGATAAAACAGCTGAGATAGCAAGAAGCTATGGAGCTAAAGTCATTGAAGCTGATTTCCACAATGAATGCTTGGGTAGAAATGCAGGTATAGAAAGCACGACAGGTGATTGGATTCTCTTCATTGATGCGGATGACTGGTACTTGCATGAGTTTGTATTTGAACAGCTTATGGAAAGAACACAGAGCTGGCAAGGAAAAGATGCTGACATCATAGCATATGATATGGTGTGGAAGCATATAGGTGTAGTTGGACCTATATCCGGCAGAGATAATCAATACTTCCCGCACTGTACAAACAAGCTGTGGAGAAGAGCATTTATAGGCAATACAAGATTCTTGAATGTAAAGCCTGATGGAGATGCTATGTTTCATAAGCTGATAATGGAGAAAAAGCCGAAGATAGATATCTATCATATACCAGTTTACTATTACAATTTTTTGAGAGAAGGAAGTTATTCTGATGTCATGCATAGAACAGCTGAAGCGGCAATAAGGTGGTGGAGAATAAAATGAGATTTAGTATCATAATTCCAGCTTTTAACGCTGAAAACCACATCCGAAAAGCGTTGGAAAGCATAAAAATGCAGATTTTTCGCGATTTCGAGTTGATAATCGTATGTGACAGCTGTACGGATAACACTGAAGCAATAGCGCGAGAATACACCGACAAAGTGTTTACAGTTGAAAATCACTGTGATGGACCAACGAGAAATAGAGGTATTGAAGAAGCTCAAGGCGATTATATACTTTTCATGGATGACGATGACTGGTGGATACATGAATATGTATTGACAGAACTTGACCGAAAGCTGAGAGAAGAGAACGAGCCAGATATTCTATGCTTCAGCTTTATTTTCAAAGATTGGCTGTATGCAAGACCACAATTACCAACTGGTGGGTATTGGATAGCGACATGGAATAAAGCTTGGAAACGCACAAGCATCGGAGATTCAAGATTTGGAAATGTACGTTCCAAGAGTGATGTGCAGTTTCATAGGCAGATGTTTTCAAAACGATTGAGAGTGGTGGAATTTGATGCTTTGATGTATTACTATAACTGGTTACGTAAAGGCAGTCAGACAGAGCTGGACAGGAGAAAGTAAATGGCAAAATACATGATACATACATATCCGAAAAGACTATGGTATGTAGAGCAATATTTAATTCCATCAATGTTGGCACAAGGTATTGCAAAAGATGACATTACAGTGTATAATGACAGTAAGGGAGAAGGCAACTTGCGGGCTTGTATGAGCGCATTTGCAAGCTGTCCAAACGACATCGGAGGCACTTGGCATTTGCAAGATGATGTTCTCATCTGTAAAGATTTTAAGCAGAGAACAGAGTGGTATGATAACGGACTTGTGTGTGGATTCTCAAGCAAGCTTTACGATGGTGATGAAGCAAACAAGAGAGGAGCAGTGCCGAGAGCGCGTATGTGGTTTAGTTTTCCTTGCATCAGAATACCCAATATGTGGGCACGTTGGTGTGCCGAGTGGGTAAACAAATACATCATTGGAAATCCTGTTTATCGGCAGTATTGGGAAAAGGGAGTCAATGATGATTGGGCATTCAGACAGTATTTAAAAGAGTTTCAGCGTGATTGCTGTGCCTTAAATATAATGCCGAATCTTGTTGACCATGTAGATTATCTTTTAGGTGGTGGCAGTGGTGGAAAGCGTAAAGAGCCGGTAAGAGCGCAGTATTGGACAGATGATGACTTGGTAAAAGAGCTTGAGGAGAAGATACATGGCAGGAGTGAAAGCTTGGATAACAATTAATGGACAGCATATACCCATTATGGAAGGTCAATCGAAAGACGATGCAATCAAGAATTTTACAGCGCGTCAGAATGAGGTCAAAAAAGAGAATGACGAAAAGCAACGGCAGATAGATGCAAGCAAGAAACAAGCTGAGATACAAAAACGAGCCGAAGATAAAAATGCTTCCATGATTGATAATTTTGATATTAAGTCATTAGGACCACTAAAAGATGCTGATGATGTGGATGAGTTTATAGATAAAAATCTATCTAATAGATTGTTTAAGCAGTTTGGTGCAAATGAGGGTCTGGATTCCATACGGCAGTTGTGGTACGAGATGAAGCGTCAAGAAGAAATCAAAAATCTACATGAAATGTCGATGGATGATGCGATTGATAAAATTACGGACTCAATTAAAGCAAGTCATATTTCAGGCTGGTTTAGAAACGGAGACTCATCATATAAGCCCCGTATTGCCGAGCAAATGTTTTATAATAAAGGTGTACTTAATGCATCACTTAATGTGGCATATCACAATTATAAAACTGGTTTGGATAAAAATGAAAAACCTATGGATTATAAGACTTGGTTATATACGCCAATAACAGTTTATAGAGGAACATCTGGTCAAAAACTTGTTTCGGATGATGTATTTACATCATATACACCAGATAAAAAGATAGCTGAGAATTTTGCATATGGTAAAGATGGAGCTACGGGTTCACAGCATGGTGGAGAGCCAAAAGTATCAAGTATGCAGTTACGACCAATTGATACATGGGGGACAGATGTCAACAAATGGAGAGCTTGAATACATGGTACCACTTACAATAGAGTCAAAATCAGACCGCAAAGAGCGCAAAAAATGAGGTGAAGTAAATGGCATTTTGGTCAAGTATAATATCAAAGTTAAAGGAGATACTGAAGAAGATGATAGGAGCAAGGACAATCGAACAGACTTTACACGTAACACCTATTATGTCATCACAGATGGAACACGCTATACAGCTTTGGGCTGACATGTACAAGAATCAGGCTCCATGGCTTAAAGAACCTACTCCGCAGGACCCTGTGAGGATTGCATCGCTTGGCTTACCTGCAATGATAGCAAGCGAGAAGGCAAGGACAGCTTTGCTTGAGTTTGAAAGCGAGATTACCACTCCTACTGAAGAAGTCGAAAGACCTAATCCTAAATACAAAGAGCCTGAGCCTGATGAGTATGGAAACATCATACCGAGCTTAGAGCCTAAGACAATTACAGAGGACAGAGCTATTGGTCCTACTGATAGAGCTGAATATCTCAACGAGCAATACAAGAAGCTAAAGAAACAGCTTAGAAAGCAGTTAGAGTATGGCATAGCAAAGGGTGGGCTTGTTATCAAGCCGTATCTTGTAGCTAATGAAGTAGATGGCAAAGACACTGACTGGCAGATTGAATTTGACTTTATACAGGCAGACAGCTTTTTCCCGTTAGCTTTTGACGCAAGTGGACAGATTACAGAGGCCGCTTTTGTACAGACTCAGATAGAAAAAGACATCATTTTCAGGAGACTTGAATATCACAAGTGGAAGAATAACACAGTGACCATTATCAACAAGGCATTCAAGTCTACGACAAACAAAGGAAATCAAGATGATTTAAACGGTTTGGATTTAGGTCAGGAAGTTCCTCTGTCGAGCGTATCAGCATGGAAAGACTTAAAAGAGACAGTGACTATCAAGAACATACAGAAACCGCTTTTTGCATACTTCAGAATGCCAGAAGCTAATACGATTGATACATCATCACCGCTTGGTGTATCTGGATACAGCAGAGTAAAAGACCTCATCAAAGATGCAGATTTTCAGTATTCAAGAATGCTGTGGGAGTATGAAGCAGGCGAGATGGCAATCGATATTGACCGTGATGCTATGCAGTTTAGAGAAGATGGCAAGGGCGGTGGTCAGACCATAATGAACCACTTACAGGCAAGACTTTTCAGAACCATCGACTTGGGCGAATCCAATACATATCAGCCCTACGCACCTACGTTGCGGGATTCGTCTTATATACAAGGACTTAATGCAATACTCATGAGAATTGAAGATGTCGCTGGATTAGGACGAGGCAGTCTTTCAGACGCTACAATGGAAGCTAAGACAGCAACAGAGATTAAATCCATGAAGCAGAGAGCATTTCAGACGAATAAAGACATACAGGATTCATTGGAAGATACTTTGCGTGATGTGATTTACATCATGAATGCATACTGTGACTTATACGACATCACACCCGATGGAGATTATGATGCATCATTTGAGTGGGACGATTCAATCTTGGTAGATGTAGATACCGAGCTGAATAAGAGATTATCACTCATGAATGCTGGTCTTGCAAGTAAAGTAGAAGTCAGAATGTGGTACTTTGGAGAGACAAAGAGACAGGCAGAGCAGGCACTTCAGGAAATCGACAAAGAGAACATACAGAGCGCAGAAAACGACATGATTATGGGAAGCAATAACGAGGATAATAATAACTTCAACAAAAACAAAGGAGGATTCGATTCATGACACTTAGAGACCTTTTATCAACACTGACCACACCCAGCGTAACAGTCAATATTCATGAGATGAGTACGGGAGCTGAGATTGTAAGTTTGAAATCGACAGGCTTTGAAAGTCTTTCCAGTGATATCAAGGAGAGCGAAGTAAAGCATTGGGAGCTTTTAACACCCGTGCTGAGTATCAAGGCTATAATCGATACTACGACCACAACAAACGCAGAGGAGTAAAATGTTATCAGATGATGCATTAAACAGACTCATAGAGCCTATAATCAATCGACAGCAGAGAATAAACACTTGGTTAATCAAGAAGATAGCACAGCGCATAAAAGAAGTTGGCGAGGTGCTACCTTCTGATGTCCAAACACTGATTAATCTAAGAAATACAGGCGCAGATGCAAAGAAGATAATGGAAGAGCTTGCAAGTCTTACAGCTTTACAGGTTGCAGATATACAGAATCTGGTAAGATTTGTTGCTAAAGATGCATACAGAAGCGCAAAGCCATTCTATGATTTTAGGAAGAAGTCATATATACCATATGATGAAAATACAGTGTTAAAAAGACGCGTAGAAGCTATGGCGCGTCAGACATCAGACAGCTATAAGAACATCGCGAAAGCACAGGCTTTTATGGTCAGAGACCCTAAAAATCCTAAGAGATTCATACCAACAAATGTTGCCAGAACATATCAAAGAATCGTGGATGAAGCAGTACAGGCCGCATCTGGTGGAGTTGATTACAGAACAGCGATGCACAACACTTTAAAGCAGTTATGCGAGAATGGTATACGTTATGTAGTCTACAATACAGAGAGTGGAAGAACATACGCGCAGAGACTTGATACAGCTGTCAGGCGAAATCTTCAAGACGGAATGAGAGCTATAAACCAGCAGATGCAGAATATAGTCGGTGAAGAGTTTGGAGCTGATGGCGTTGAAATCTCAGTACATATGAATCCCGCTCCTGACCATGCAGAGATGCAGGGACACCAGTATTCAAAAGCTGAATTTGAGAAGATGCAGAACGCTGAGAACTTCAAAGATGTACAAGGCAGAGAATATCAAGGCTTTGAAAGAGCTGTAGGCACTTTGAACTGTAGGCACTTTGCGATATCAATAGTTATAGGTGTTGAAGGTCAGACGTACACAGATAAACAGTTACAGGAAATACTCAAGAAGAATCAAGAGGGATACACATTTCCAAATGGTAAACATCTCACAATGTATGAATGCACACAGCGACAGCGAATGCTTGAAACAAAGATAAGACAGGCTAAAGATGGCCAGATAGCCGCACAAAGCGCAGGAGACATGGAATTAGCTAAGGAATATCAAGTCAAGATAAATAGATATACCGCAGAATACAGCGCGTTTTCCAAAGCTTGTGGATTGTCTATGAAGCTTGGCAAGATACAGGTAAATGGTTACAAAAAAATTTCGGTAAAATGATAAAAACCACTTGTATTTTTCACCAAAAGATGCTATACTACAAAGTGAGAATAAATATTCTCAAAGGAGGTCGCTTATGGAAAACATACTGCCCTCAATTATTACTGGTGTTTTAGCGTTGATTGGAATAATTTTTACCAATATCATGTCGAATAGACAGATTGAGCATAAATTGGAAATCAATCAGTCGGAGATGAATATTAAACTTGATTATATCACAGCACAGGTGGAAAAACACAGTGCTGGTATCGAGCAGGTACCCGTCTTAATTGAGAAAGTACACAATCTTGAAAGACGCATGGAATCAGCGGAAAAGCAGATATCAAAAGGTTGAATAGCCTGTTGATATATACGACCAGCGTAAAGTCGTTTAAAGAACGCACATTCAGCGGACACTGTAATCCGCGTTTACAAATAACAGACATAAAGAATGGAGGAAATTTATGAACATCAAAGAAATTTTTGACAAAGCAGAGAATGGCGTATTGACTTATGAACAGTTTGCCGAATTAGCGAAATCTGGCAATGCTAAGTTTGCTGATTTGAGTGAGGGCGCATATGTGTCCAAGAGTAAGTTTGATGCCGAGCTTGAGTCAAAAGCAAGAGAGATTGAGACTCTTACAGGTACAATCTCAACACGCGACACAGACTTGGAGACTCTAAAGAAACAGCTTGAGAGTGCAGGCGCAGATACTACAAAGCTTGCCGAGCTTACCACACAGCTTCAGACTTTACAGTCTAAGTATGATGAGGATTCAAAAGCTTATAAGAAGCAGTTACAGGAGCAGGCCTATAAGTATGCAGTTAATAGGTATGCTGATGGACAGACGTTCTCAAGTACGGCCGCTAAAAGAGACTTCATACAGTCTATGCTTGCAAAGCAGTTAAAGATGGAGAATGACTCCATTCTTGGTGCTGATGACTTTTTGAAGTCATACACCGAAAGCAATCAGGACGCGTTCATTACTGAGATTGACTTAAATCAGTTTAATGAAGGTTCTGAGAGCAAACCGCAGTTCGTAGGTTCTACACCCGGAGCTGAAGATGTAAACGCAGGTGACCCGACTGGAGGCTTTTTAAATGCGATGCACTTTACGCCGATTAGACCTATGCCGTAAAATCATTTTTATATAGGAGGAAAATACTATGCCTTATGTAGCACCCGCAAACAATGGCACAACCGCACAGGGTGGCATCAATTATGCTACCGAGTATTCAAGAGCGTTATCACAGATGTGGCCTTACGTCCTCAACTTCGGTAAGCTCTACAGCACACCTAACAATGGCAGATATCGTTGGGTAAATGCTAAGACTATCGAGATTCCCAGCATTTCAACTTCCGGTCGTGTTAATGCTGACAGAGATACCGTAGCATTTGCACAGCGTAATTACGACAATGCATGGGAAGCAAAGACCCTTGAGAATCAGAGAAAGTGGTCAACACTTGTTCATCCTATGGACATTGACCAGACAAACATGGTAGCTACCATTTCAAACATCACAAACGTATTCAACAGCGAACAGAAGTTCCCCGAAATGGATGCTTACCTCATTTCCAAGATTTACACAGATTGGCTGGAGACCAGCAATCCTCGTACCGGCGAGGCTCATACCCCCGATACTACAGTCCTTACACTTCAGAATGTCCTCAATGTATTTGATGACTTAATGCTGAAGATGGACAATGCAATGGTACCTCCTACAGGTCGTATCCTGTATGTAACCAATGAAGTTAAGAAGCTCATCGGCAATGCTGATAAGATTTCACGTTCAATGGACATCACTTCAGGACCTAACGCAATCGACCGTAGAGTAAACAGACTTGATGAAGTTGAAATCATTGGTGTTCCTTCAACACTTATGAAAACAGCTTATAAGTTTACTACAGGTTGGGAAGTAGCACCTGGTGCAAAGCAGATTAACATGTTCCTTGTTCATCCGCTTGCAGTCATCACACCTGTAAGCTACACCTTCTCAAGACTTGATGCTCCTTCAGCAATGTCAGAAGGTAAGTATGTTTACTACGAGGAGTCTTTCGAGGACGCATTCATTCTTAACAAGAAGTCAGATGCAATCCAGTTTAATATCACTGATAGCGGTACTACTGGTACTACAGAGACAACTGAGACTACCGAGACCACAGAAACAACTGAATGATAGTTGATATAAGGAGTCAGTTATGACAGACGCTAAGACAGTTACAGTAAAGCGCAGGAACGTCTATTTAGACGTTCCTGTGGATGCAGTAGACAAATATATGTCTAAGGGCTATGATGTCGTGGATTCGCTTGGAAACGTGATTAAAGAGCATGTTCCGAATGACCCTAACTCATTAAAGTTTGCATATGATAAGCATGTGGCAGAAATCGCTGATTTAAAGAAGCAGATAGCAGAGCTTAAAGCTGAAAATGCAAAGCTCAAAGCTGAAAATGCGGAGCTTAATGCTCCAACTTCAAAGTCAGTTGTAGAGACCGAAGCCACAGCTGAAGTCGAGAAACCTGCATCTAAGAGAACTAAGAAAGCAAAATAATTGGAAGGTGGTGTAGTCAATGTATCTGACATATCTTGAATATCAGAATTATGGTGGAACAGCTGATGAGACCACCTTTAATGATTTAGAGTTTGAAGCTTCTTCCGTTGTTGATTGGTACACATTTAACAGGCTTCAGAATGAAAACGAATATCCTGAAGCTGTAAAGAGATGTGTTTACAAGATTATTCAGTACATTGTAGCACAACAGCAGGTCAATGGGCTTGATACAGCATCAGCGCAGAACAATTCAGAAGGCGCTGGAATCGCGAGTCAGTCAAATGATGGCGTATCTGTAAGCTATAATGTGCTTAATGCAAAAGATGTGGTTGAAAACAGTAAGGCACAGATTAAACAGATAGTCGACCAGTATCTTTCAGCTGTCAAGAATAGTCTTGGACAGAAAGTGCTTTATAGAGGAGTATATCCGAATGAGTAAATATCCTGTTTGGTGGGATACCACTGTTACAATCTACAACAAGCACACAGATGCAGTCACACAGCTGGTCACATGGTATAAGCATGTTGTTAATGGCTGTTTTTGGAAGTATGTACATGATAAAATAACAATCAGAGATACAGTTCTTGAGACAAACAGTACAGTATGCAGAATACGCGAGTCTGACAGCTTCAAAGAAAAAGGCGTATGGATAAATCTTCCTGCTGATGTTAAAGCTCAATTTTTTACACTTGGACAGGGAGATATCATCGTTAAAGGCGAAGTTGATGATACTATCAATGAATATGTTTCTGGACATCGCTCATCTGATGTGATTGAGAAGTACAAAGAATTGCAGGGTTGTTTTGAGATTGAAGTCGCCGCAGTAAATGTTGGGCCCGGTCGAGGACTTCCGCATTACAGAGCGCAGGGAGTATGACATGTCAGTATCGGTTGATATCAGCAACATAATATTACAGCAGTTACAGGATATTGTTGATGATGCAACTATGCTTGAAATTCATACAGCTTTTGCAAAGCGATGTGACCCGTATGTTCCTATGGACGAAGGCGCCCTTTCACAATCAGCATTTGCGCAGATAACTCCAGAATACGTACAATGGGGAAATGAAGCTGTTCCGTATGCACATTATCTGTATGAGGGTAATGTCTACGGACCTAATATCCCGATATTTGAAAATGGTGTAATTGTCGGATGGTTCAGCATACCAAATATGCCAAAATCACCTACAGGTAGGTCAATGAACTACAGCACAGAAAAGCATCCGAGAGCTACAGCACATTGGGATGAGGTCATGATGCAGGAACAGGGTGAAGAATTTACCAAAGACGTTGAAAATATATTGTTGAGGAGGGCAAGAGAGATTTATGGCAGATAGTAAAGAAAAGGCAGTCATAGATTTTTTATGCACATGCCCAGCAATACAGAGCAATCCTTTATTTTTTAACTTTATCAATGCAAAAGATGATAACAAGCAGATTGTCACGATGGGCAATGATAAGAACATCAACAGACCCTATATTGATGGCAGTGTGATGAAGCGTTATAGCTTTACGCTGATTGATTATAGGTCAGTCAGCTATCAGGCAATCGTTAAGACTCAAGGTTATACAAATGAGAATGTGCAGGAGTATGCAGATATACAAGAGATTATCGATTGGATTGGCGAACAGGAAGAAGCTAAAGTCTATCCCAATTTTGGCAGTAAATGTCAGATTGAGGAAATGCGTGTTGTAACTGATAATCCTGTATTGAACGGAGTGGACACGCAGTTGAAACCTGCGTTAGCAAAATACAGCTTTACTATTCAGATTGACTATATCGACAATAGCAAAGTAATTACTTAAAGGAGGAAAATACAATGGGTTTTGAGTTGACTACAGGTCAGAGAGCGGATAGAAAACTTCTCATTACCGTAGCTGAGTGGACTGAAACAGGTAGTGTATCACCCAAGAGACAGATTCTCGGACAGCGTATCGAGTCATCACAGATTGATTACAATCATGATATCTCCACCATAACCGATATTCTTGGTGAGAACTACACTGATGTCAACAAGTCACAGCCTCAGCAGAGTTTCGAGCCTTTCACCATCACAGGTGGAAATGACTTGGCAGAGTTCCTGAATGAGAAGAGACGTAGAAACGCACTGTCAGAGCTTGGCGATTTTACAGTTTATGTTATCACAGCATTCAAGAAGCAGGACGGAGAGTATCAGGCTGAGAAGCATACCGGTTGTACAATCGTTTATAACAGCATCGGTGGTGATACCAAGACTGATATGCCTATTACTGTTTACTTCAGTAACAAGATTACTACAGGTACTGTAGATAAGCTTACTTCAGACTTCCAGTTTACACCTGACAGCACTACCACTACTACATCAGGTCTTTGATGTAGTACAAGGCTCCGTACTTTTTAACACAATTAAATAATATTTGATATCACAGGAGGATTGAATTATGGAACAGAAGGTTTTAAATCTTGATTTATCGTCAACTAAAGGTACTAAGATTCAGGTAGATGGTAACCCTGACAAAAGCTTTACACTTAATCTTTCAGATTTTGGCGTTTACAATCGTATGCAGGACGGTTTGAAGCAGTTATATGATACGTTTGCAGAGCTTAAAACAAAGATGGGTGATACAGCCGAGTCAGAGGAGCCCGCTGATGAGAGTGGTGAGGACATCTCAAAATTCTTAGATGTAATGAAAGAGATGGACTTAAAGATGCGAAACATCATGGACTATATATTCAGTGCTCCAGTATCTGAAGTATGCGCTCCCGAAGGAAGCGGATATATGTTTGATGTAATTGATGGCGAGTTACGTTTTGAACACATCATCAACGCACTCACAAAGCTTTATGAAAACAATATTAACAAAGAGTATTATGCTTTAAAGTCCCGTATCGATAAAAAGCTTCCCGCTTATGTCAAGAATGGGAATAAATAACCATGTTTGAGTATGAGTTACCAACTTCTGTGATACTCAATAATACAGCCCACGCCATACGGAGGGACGGAGACTTCCGTATGGTTCTGGACTGCTTTAGATTATTACAGGATGCAGAGCTTGAAGAAGATGAGAGAATATTGGCTTGTTTAGTGGTATTCTATGATGGGTTGAATGATATTAATGACATTCAACAGCTTGGCGACATAGAAGAGGCAGTCAAGCAAATGTTCTCTTTTTTTGATTGCGGTCAAGAAGAAGCACAAGGTTTAAAAGCGGAAGCAAAGGTTATTGATTGGGACAAAGACGCATTAATGATAATATCAGCTATAAACAATGTAGCTGGTAGAGAAGTAAGAGCAGAAAAATATCTACATTGGTGGACATTCATGTCATACTATATGGCAATAGGTGAATGTACTTTATCCACTGTAGTTAATATACGCCGAAAGATTATTAAAGGCAAGAAGCTTGAAAAGTATGAGCAGGAATATGTCAATAGTAATCCAGAGCTTTTCAAGCGTAATGATAATTTTACGAAAGAGGAGCAGGAATTTCTTGATGAGGTTCTTGCAAATTGGAATACGGGAGGTCAATAACTATGCCCGATGGAAGTGTAAAAATACCAGTAGGTCTTAACTTTGACACGGCTTTAAAAGATGCAAAACAGTTAGGCAACGAGCTTAAACGTATTTTATCCAATATCGATATGAGTAAGCTTGATGCTAAAACTTTGTCTTATATCAAGAATCTTACTAATGTCGCTAACCGCATGGAAAAGCTTGCTGGTGAAGCTCAGAAGCTTGCGGATACAAGAATACCTACGGAGCGTTATGAATCTTTAAACAAACTACTTGAACAGACAAAAAAGCGCATGGAAGAAGTTGAAGCCGAGCGCAAAAAGCTTTTAAATAAAGGCGAGAAATACGGTTCTGAGTATAAGGAGCTTGGTGAAGAGCTGGAAAGACTTCAGAAACGATATGAGAAGGTATCTGGCAATATAGCAAAGATGGAAGAGCTTGGTCAGGATACTGTAAGCGGTACAACTACTCAAGAGTATAAAAATAAAGCCGCATCATTAATGCAAGCAGTACAGGCTGCCAATATACTTAAAGAGAAGTATGCAGAAACACATATGGGAGCCGAGCAGGTCATCGATGACGAGGAAAAGCTTGATTTAACGCTTGGTGAAGAAATACAGCTTGCACAAGAGGCAACTAAAGAGGAAGAATCACACAAGCTGTCATTGGCAAGTCTTGGAAAAGCTTCAAAAGCAACAGCGTCAGCTATGGCAGGATTAACCAGAACGCTTTTACGCATGATTAATCCTCTTAGTTTATTATCCAAGCATTCAAGAAGCAGTAGCAGACACACAGACGATTTAGGCAAGTCAATGAAGCGTGGTCTTATGACTTTGCTTAAATACACGCTTGGTATCAGGAGTTTGTATTTTTTATTCAGACGTTTGCGAAGTGTAGCAAAAGAAGCAATCAAAGTAATGGTACAAGAGATACCTGAGATGAACAAAGCTGTATCGGATATCGTTACAGCATTTAAGGGCTTGAAAGCTTCAGTTGGAACACTTGTACAGCCATTTATACAGGCTTTTGCGCCTGCAATTACATTAGCGATTCAGAAGGTTACTGAATTGATGAACAAGATGGCACAGCTTTTTGCTATGCTTGCGGGACAGAATTACATCTATGAAGCATCTGTAGATTATGTAGACTATGCAAAGAGCGTGGAAGAAGCGAGCGGTTCACTTGCCGGATTTGATAAACTGAATGTAATATCTCAGCAGAAGAACGGCGTAGGACTCACTAAAGATACTGTACATTATGCTAAGAAATACTTTGATACAGTAAGTCTTGCGGATAATCAGCTTTTTAAGACTCTTGAAAATGCGCTGAAGCTTATTAAGGATATTGGTGCATCATTCAAGAAAGCATGGGAAAATGGTGCTGGCGAAAAGATACTCGGAGCAATGCAGAGAAGACTTGAAGGCATCTTAAAGTTTGTAAACGGACTTATAACTGCTTTTGATAAAGCTTGGAATACAGCTGGAATCGGTGATGGAATTGCTGAAGCTTTGCTCGGTATATTTGCAGATATCTATAGTTTTGTTGCAGATATTACAGAAGATTTAGCAGAGTGGGCAGAAACATTGGATTTTACTCCTATACTTGAGTCGGCTCAAAACCTTTTAGCTAAGTTTAGGGAGTTTTTACAGCCTATATATGCTATATTGGAAGATATTTGGAATGAGATTTTACTTCCTTTAGGCAAGTGGTTAATAGAAGAATTAGGTCCGGCTTTGGGTGATTTATCTGCAACTGTTTTGGATAAGATTACAAAGTTTTTAGAGTGGCTTGAACCAAAATTAAAGTGGTTAATGGAAAATGTTATCAGACCTATTGCTGGGGCTATTGGAGATGCCTTTATTGGATTAATAAGGCATGTACAGGAATTATTAGATGGTCCTTTATCAGATACAATGAAAGACTTGGCAGATTTTTATGAGTCGGATATAAAACCTATTCTGGAATATGTATTTGGATTCTTAGCAGTATTATTACCTAAGGCAATTAATACATTTTCTAATTTAGCTAAGACTACACTAACTACTCTGTCTAATCTGGTTGGAGATGTAAAAGATGTATTAAAGGGTGTTATTGAATTTATTACAGGCGTATTTACTTTAGATTTAAACAAGGCATTACAGGGTATTAAAGATATCTTCAAGGGTATTTTTAATGGTATTCTTTCAATTATCGAAGGTCTTATAAATGGACTAATTGATGTTATTAATTTTGTCGGTAGCATTGTTGGGTTTGAATTGGAGCATGTTCATATAAGACGTTGGGGAGAAGATGATGGTAAAATGCCTGATGCCAATGCTTCGCAGGAAGCTAAAGATGCTTGGAATAAGAAAATGGATTCGCTCGAAGAATTTATAGAAGATTTTAGTGGATTCGATAATGAATTAGTTAATAAGTTAGGCGCCGGAGCTATTAATAAGTTAAAGGGTAAAAAATTACCAAGATTAGCCGAGGGAGCTGTACTTCCTCCTAATAAACCTTTCTTAGCAATGGTTGGTGACCAGACTAAGGGTACAAACGTAGAAGCTCCTTTATCAACAATAGAACAGGCAGTTGCCAACGTAATGGCAAAGATGGGAATTAAAGTTGTATTTGATGTTAAGGGAGACCCTAAAGGATTGTTCAAGGTATGGCAGAAAGAAGCCAAAGTCTACTCAATGCAGTTTCCCAACGAGAGCCTTGTTTAAGTAGTTGTAAATAGAAAGAAGGTGTGTTATAATTGGCTTATGAAGGATACTTGATTAAAATAAAAGCAGTACCGGGTAGCGAGCTTGGTGATTGGGATTATGTGATTCCAATGGGAGCTATCGTATATGAGAGCTATAAGGCAACATATTCAGTATTGGATGAAGATGCAAAGCGAGCCGGTACTGGTAAGCTTAGAAGAACAACATATCCACATAAAGTCGGTCATTGTAAATTCACATTCAGACAGATGGATAATACTCAGCTTTTTGGTATCTTGGAATTGATACAACTACATTATGTCAAGAAGCGTCAGAAAAAAGTAAAAGCAAGTATCTGGATACCGGAGATTAACGGTTATGTTACAGACTATTTCTATATCCCTGATATTGAATTTACGATTTTAAGGACTGAGGGCAATAAAGTCATATATAGTGCTACAGAGATGGAGCTTATAGGATACTAAGGAGGAATTTGTATGATAGATACATACGATTACATAGACCTGTTTTCCGAACATGAAACAGTACATCTAATCATAGTTAATTCTTCCGCTACTGTCACTCCTGTTGAAGATTCAGCACCTACAATAACTGATGCTGATTTTACATTGACTGAAGCAAATATGGACGGTGATTCAATCGCTCTTGCTGAAGCACTCAATGAAAGCCAGAATCTGAAGTTTGGTTCAATGCATCCGTCAAAGTTTGAAATTGATATCTTTAATGATATAAGCATTACATCCTTAAAAGATGATGAGATAAAAGTATATATCTATTTTGATGAGGACAGCTCCACACTTTTCCAAGTGGGTTTGTATGTTGTCAAGATGGATGAATATTCAGATGACAGGGAAACACGCCATTTGACTTGTTTTGACGTTTTACAGGACTTATACGATTATGATATCACTAAGTTGTATAACAAGCTGTATGAGTCAAATACAGTGATTTCCATTGAAGATTTAAGGAATGCTGTGTTTGAGTGGCTTACAACTCCTAAGAGTCAGACAACTTCAATGGGAATAAGCGGTGCTGGTTATGATTATACTTTATCTCAAGAAGAAGTAGAGTTGGTCAATGATGATTTTGAAGTTGAGAAGAGCATTGAAAGTGATGTAGTTACTTTTGGGTTCTTGATGGAAGGACTCCTTGAAGCAAACGGTGTATTTGGTCACATAAGCAGAACAGGTGTATTTAGATATATAAGCTTAGAAACGTATGACCAAGACCCTAAACGTGTTATTACTGAAGATGACAGTTTTAAACCTGTAATCTATGAGGACTATCATGTTTGGGGTATTGGTTATGTTGCTATTTGGGATAGAAATAATATAAGAATAGCATATGAAGGCTCTTCAGCTTACAGTCATCCAAGTGTTTATAACATTATTGACAGCTTTGTATTTACAAACAATAATAGTATCAACGGCAGACCAGATGCAATAAAGCAGGCCGCAAGAAATCTAAGAGACAAAATCACCCATATGTGGTATTATCCCATTGAGAGTGAATGTGCAGGAAATCTTTGTTATGAAGTCGGTGACCGTATAAATCTGGAGAATGTTACCTATGATGAGGAAACAGACGGAGTTGATGATGAAATCCCTATCGTGAAGAATTTATACTCTTATATCTTAAAACGTGAATTTACAGGTCTCCAAGACTTTACAGACATATATTATGCAACGGGAGATAGAAAGCAACCACGTTACAAGATAATCAATGACAGATGGCATGATGGAGATAGCGAAGATGAGTCAACGAGTGGTAATGATGGTGTAAGTGAAGTCAATGATGTTTACTCAGTAGAATTTATACGATATCTCAGAAATATAGGTATAAGACTCTTACAAGAGCCAAGCAATGTATCTGTTGAATATGTAAAAGAATTAGGTAATCATCATGTTGAGATAAAGTGGACTGACCCCGAAGATATAACAACACATTATCCTATGCCATGCGAATGGAAGGGTACGATAATCGTAAGAAGAGAAGGACGCAGACCTTATCATAGATGGGATGGTACTGTATTAGTTGATAGCACTACAAGAGATGAATATAGTGTAAATCCCTTTATAGATGATACGATTGAAGCTAATAAGAAATATTATTATGGCATCTTTCCATATCATATCCACATGACGGATGCTTCAAACTCTATTGCTTATTATAGATTTACTAAGATTGTGACCGTAGATACTCAGAGCTTTATTGTTGCTCCTGATATAACAAATATAAATCTTGCAGATGCAACAACAGTTGCTATTGAATACAATATACCACAGCTTGCTGATGCTTCTTATACATCAATCAAACTTGTGTATAAAAAGAAAAAGATACCTAAAAGCAAGACAGATGGTATTGCTATTGATTTATCACAATCAAGTGACAGCATAGCAGTAAGTGGATTGGATGAATTGACAAAGTATTACTTCATTATCTTTGTTGAAGATAGTGTTGGTAATAAAGCAGAGAGTGACCCTAAAGATATTACAACAGGTGAGCTTGTTAAACCATTCAAAGAAGCAGTTGAAGTCTTAAAACAGACAGGAACCGACATATTTACACCTGTATATGAATGGACGGGTAAATGGGGCAAAGGCGATAGTGTTGACTTAAAGATTGTTCCTGTTATTAGTCATACGGATATACTTGATATAGTTGATTCATACAGTGCAACAGTAGAAACTTAAAGGAGGATAGACATATGATAGTTGGTAATTTAAGAAAGAGTTATTTTCAATCAAGTGCAAGTGATGTTGTACCTATACCTGTAAATAACTCGACTTCCGCAGGCAGTAATATTTGGATTAATACTTGGGGAGAAAAACAGTTTTTCTTAAATGGGACTTATA